CAACCATTCTGACACATAGGGGAAGCGTATAGGGATTCAAAGCACCCTGATCATCAAGAAATAAAAGCCTGGGCTGATGCTCAGTATTTCAAAGAATATGACCCCGAAATGATTAATAAATACATTTCTAGCAGCGGAATGCGGTATAAGAAGAATGAATGGGACAAGATTAATCATGAGAACTACAGAGTGATTGATGATAAGTATAGGAAGTAACTTATAGGGATTTTGAAAGGGGATGGCCAATTGAAGTATTCAGAAATAGAAGTGAAGAAAATGCTTAAAGCAGGCGACTTAAGTCTGGAAGAACAAATCAAGTTTAACATTTTGAACTTTATCAGAACGATTCATCTCAATGATCTGGACTTCATTGAATCATCCTTCGGGTCCGAGTTCTTTGGTGAGCTGCCCATGACCTTTAAGAAGAACTCAGGTCAGGTGATGGGGCTGATTACGGCTACCATCGATGGAGAGGTTCGGAAGTACGTCTTTAACGACAAAGGGTATGAGCCTTTAGAGGATCTTCTTAAGCTGCTCAAATAGTAGGTTGTACCTGTCTGGTTAGAGATTATAGTGTCTCGAAATAAAAATTTTACGCAAATTTGTGAAATGGGTATTGACCACAACATTTTTTTGTAGTAAAATTACGCCATAAGGTGAAATATGAGTAAATGATAAAAGATGAACGAGAGAATATTATTTTCAACAGTTCACCTCAGAATGAAAGGAGGTGCAAATCGTGAGAGAAAAGTATATTAGGTTTGGAGATTTCATTAAGAAGAAGAGACAAGAACATCCAGATGAACTAACACTAAAAGAAGTTTCTAAAATGCTCGGAATATCTCTTTCATTTCTAAGCGATGTTGAAAATAACAGAAGGAAGCCCTTTGATAAGGACAAGATGGAACTGTTTGCAGAACTATTTGATCTCGATGATGAAGAAAAAGCAATGATGTATGACCTTGCAGCTAGAGATCGCGGTGAGGTGCCATCGGATATCGAAGATATCATGATGTATGGTGAAATAGGGGATATGGCGAGACTTGCCTTAAGGAAATCTAACGCAGGAAAGATAAGTGAAGATGATTGGAAACAGTTTATAAGAGATATGGAAAAGAAAAATAATACTAGCGAATGAAAAGAGTAAAACATAATTTATAATGGGCAATGGATAATTTAAAAGAAGATCAATTAGAAATGAAAGCTAATAAAAAAGTGAAAAGCCAAACTAAAAGTGATAAGTAAAATTAAAGTGAGAAAATCAACTATATGAAAATCGATTAAATGAAAACCAACTTAAAAAAATGAAAATCAATTAAAATGAAAATCACTCAAAACTATGAATACTTAAAATAAGAGCTACTTAAAAAAGAAGATCAATTATATAAAATGTGAATATGCCCTCAAAACGATAATTCTAAGTTAAAAACTTAAAGAGCCTAGTAGAGAAAAAATAGAACCATTGAAAAATATTTTAAAATAATTTAAACCACTTATTTCATGTTAGATTATATAACCAAATTATTTATTAGAGAATTTTAAAGACATATTTTTGGAGCAAAGAGGTAATACCGAATACAAACATTTGTTGTTAATAAAGTCCGTATTAGGCGCGGTTGCTTTATCCCGACAAGAATGCGAAAGAGTGGTGATCAGTTTTGATTGAATTCCAGTGGAATAAAATAGATAAGAAGAGCAACACACCTGTGATCAAGGACGTGGAGCTTGATGAACTGGCGGAGATGCTGCTGAAGGATTATAAATCGGCACTCCTTAAAGAGCCAAGAAAAATTAAATACGAGCATTTTCTTGAATCATACCTAGGTGCAAATCTTGAATATCAGCACATCTATTATGGCGAGGATGAAGGTCAAATCTTCGGGGTGACGGCCTTTAATGAAGAAAGACTGAAAATCTTCGATCAGGAGAATCTTTGTACAAGGCACCTGACCCTTGAAAAGAACTCAGTTGTTTTAGACCATTATGTAACAGAGGAAGGTCGAGAAGGATTGGAGCTGTTTACTGGTTTACACGAAGGTGGACATCTATGGTTGCACCCAATGGTTTATTCAGAACCGGCAGAACAGCTCTCTCTTTTTAGTAGTGATACAGAACCCATAAAACCTGTGACATGTTGTAGGCGGTCTGACATTGAGAGTTTTGGCCGAACGTGGAAAGGTTATCGAACACCTGAAGAATGGCGGGAGCACCAGGCTGATTATTTTGCATCTGCCATTGCAATGCCAAAGGCGACATTCGTACCGTTAGTACTTGAGACTTTAAAAGCCAATGGAATAACTGAAGGGTATGTAATTGAAGATGCGGGACTCAAAGAGCGCTTCTTCGCTAAAGAAAAATTGACGAAAGTCACAGTTGATGCCTATGGGGTATCTAAATCAGCTGCATATGTGAAGCTGAGAAAGTTTGGCTTTATAAGAGATACGAAGTCCCTTGAAGAAGAAAATAGTCAGTTTCGACTGTTCTAATAGTACAAAAGAAAAACTAGTTCGCTAGTTTTTTTTACCCAACGATTACGCAATTTGGTGAAATATGAGTAAACGCAATATTTTCACTCACGAAATTAATTGTAACCCCATAAACGTTGATTTTAATGGCTTTGCAGGCATCTGTGGAAAAGACCGGGAATATTATATTGGACAGAACATATGTTCGGTTATATAATATAAATAAGCCTTTTCGCCACAGATAATTCTGAAAAAGGAGGCTCAAAAATGCAGAGAGATACAAAGTTACAGGACCAAAAACAACCGTCTTCCAAAGGAGTGAAAGGGGTGAGGCCTTTGGGGGGAACAAAGAAACTAGAAACACAGCAATTTCATAAGACGAAGCTTCTTCTATCCATCTACCGGACAGTGGTATGGAGGATAGAGACTGCCATATATGAGGTTCAAGAGACAGCACAGGAGTACGGAAGCGATAGAATCTCTGAACTGGTTGATTTTTTAAGCTTGGAACTGGACGAATATGATCTGACAAAAGACAAGAAAGCCATTGAAGACAGGCTTATGTGCATAGCGGAAACCAAGCAGATGATCGAAATCGTGGACAAGGCACTTAAGCATCTGAAAACCCATCCAAAGCATGGACAGGTATACCATGACATCATCACTTACTGTTACATTGATAAAGATGTGATCTGTGATGATGCCATCATGAGTAAGCTGAACTTGACCCAGTCGACCTATTACCGCTATAAGAAACAAGCAACTGAACTCATGGGGATTGCTCTTTGGGGGTACATAATCCCACCTCTAAAAGAATACTGGGACAAGCTTCAATAGAAGTTTGCGGACTAAAACTGACAGTTTATTGAGAGTCGATTGACAGGATAATGATAGTCAAATGATAGGAAATTGACAGTTGAATGAGAGGGAATTGATAGGCTTTTGAAATTGTTTTGACAGTTCGGACCTTCTATAATGAGTATAGTGGGAAGTGTGTCCAAAAAATGAATATAGTGGCAGAATAGCCGCTTGGGTTAGGATTTATATGAGTCTTAACCTAAGCGGCTATTTTTATGCCCATGGAGCGATTTATGCTCTATGGGTGTGTTTGCCCTCGGCCAGTAGGCCCTAGTACGTGTGATGCGTATTAGGGCCTTTTTTAATGCCCTTTTTGGTTGTGCTTCCTCCTAACTACTTATTTCAAAGGAGGAACAGACAATGTTCAAAACATTCAAGACAGGTGGCGTTACTACAACTATCGAGATTTCAGAAGAAGGAAAGGTCACTTATGCAGTTGGTAAAAAGAAAACCACATTTGATCTAAGTGAGTGCGATTCATTCACTTATGAGTTTGAAGCCACAGATGAAAAGTGTGAAATCACAGAAGAGATGATTACAGAGACAGAAGGAGTAGAACCCTGGCTATGGCTTGTGATCAGCAAAGGCGAAGAGAGACTTGAGTATAACAACAATCAGACTGAGAGCAGGCGCCACCACAGCTACTCAGACCAGAACGACAAATTCGACACCCTCATGGCTGATGAAGATGCACTTGATATGGTGCTGGCCAATCTTGAGAAAGAAGCTGTAAGAAAAGCTATTCAGGCTTTGGAGCCACAGCAGCAGGAACTGGTGATGGACATTTATTTTAGAGGGCTTTCCATGGCTGATGTAGCAAGAAGAGATGGCGTTTATAAGTCTTCTGTGACGAAAAGAATGAACCGTATTATCGAGCAGCTAAGTAAAAAATTAAAAAAGTTTTGATTTAGGGGGGCAACTATTGTTTCTCCCATGACCTATATATAGAGGCCACTGATAAGGAACTCAAATCTCAATATGAAAGGTAGGTGAAATGAGATGAGTAAACAAGGCATTTTAAATCTTCAAAAGGCAAAGACAATGCATCATGTGGAGATTGGCATCAAGAAACCAAATCCTAACCAGGTGCTTGCCGCCAGAAAAGTGACACTCCGTGACCGTTTGCTAAATGCAATCTTCGGAGACGGACACAAGATGGTCGTTTTAGTACCTGGAGACAGTGTCGGAAGCATTTCCATTACGGAGATGGAAGTGCACGAAACGGATGAAGCTGAACAATCGAAATAGAGAGGAGCAAGTAAATGAAAGAAAATCAGAATCCAGCATATGTCTTTACCTCTGAATCAGTGACGGAGGGGCATCCAGATAAACTCTGCGATCAGGTGGCCGATGCGATTATGGATGCCATTATAGGGGAGGACCCAGAAGCAAGAACGGCAATCGAAGTCACTGCAGCAGATGGACTCATCTATGTGTTTGGAGAAACCAGCACTGAAAAGAGAATCGACTACAAAAGAGTGATCAAGAATGTGATTTATGACATCGGCTACCGAGCAGATGAACTGTCAACGGATGGTGAGTTTTATAGAATGCTTATCGCAATCAACAAACAATCTCCAGACATCGCCATGGGTGTTGATAAGAAGGAAATTGGTGCCGGAGACCAAGGTATGATGTTTGGCTATGCCACTGACGAAACATCAGAGCTTATGCCTTTAGCATTAGTGCTCTCACATAAGCTTTGCATGAGGTTAGCAGAGGCAAGAAGGTCAGGGCTACTTCCTTACCTTAAACCAGATGGCAAAGCCCAAGTATCGCTAGGATATGGGCAAGACAACAAGCCGTTATCCATTGAAGCGATTGTAGTATCCACCCAACATGCTGAAGGCGTGGACATCAAGAAGCTGAGAGAAGATGTGACGAAGCACATTATCCTTAAAGTCATCCCACATGAGCTTTTGACTGAAAGGACCAAGGTGATGATCAATCCCACTGGAAGGTTCGTGCTTGGTGGTCCAGCTGCTGACTCAGGTCTGACTGGCAGAAAGATAATCGTTGATACCTATGGAAGCAAGGGACGTCATGGCGGTGGCGCTTTCTCAGGAAAGGATCCAACGAAGGTAGACCGCTCAGGAGCATATCTTGCCAGATACATCGCAAAGAACATTGTCGCAGCAGGTCTTGCTAGGGAATGCGAGGTGCAGGTGTCTTACGCTATTGGTGTGGCCAAGCCCGTGTCGTTTAAGGTAGACAGCTTTGGTACAGGAAAACTGCCGGATGAGGTACTCACGGAGATTATCAAAGCTCTAATTGACATGAGACCCGGCACCATCATCAAGTCATTTGGATTGAGACGGCCAATATACAGACAGTTTGCAGCTTACGGTCACTTTGGTAGAGAGAAGATGTCGCTGGACGGTGAAGAAAGAAACACACCCTGGGAGATGAAGGACCTGGTGCCAATTCTTAGAGAGTTGGCTAATGACTATTTTAAGAAGAAAGGAGAATCGAAGGATGAGTAAAATCAAACTCGCACTGGAAGTTGTCAGTGATCTTAAGTCACTGGCTGAGAGTATAGAGACTTTGGTACATGCCATGGAATCAAATGAAGTAGCAAATGAAGCCAACGAAGAACCAACTAAAAAGAAATCAAAGGCCAAGGCAAAGGTGGAAGAACCTGAAGTTGGTGAAGCATCGGTTGAAGATCCAGAAGAAAAACAACCAACCTTGGAAGAAGTCAGAGCAGCTATGGCAGATAAAAGCAGAGACGGTCATAGAGAGGCGGTGAAAGCCATCATCACAAAGTATGGAGCCAATAACCTCTCGTCTCTGGATCCTAAGCATTATGCAGCTGCCCTAAAGGAAGTGGGTGAGCTAAAGTGAGTGGATCATATAATACCCATTCCATCTATTCAGCATCAGGGGCGCACCGGTGGATGAACTGTCCACCATCCGCTCAATTAGAGAAGCAGTTTCCAAATGAGACGAGTACCTTTGCTGAAGAGGGAACAGCAGCTCATGACCTGGCTGAACACAAGCTAAAGAAAGCTCTGAAGATGCGATCTAAAAAACCGACAAGTCCATATCACTCGGACGAAATGGATGAGATGACTGATCTGTATGTGGAGTATTGCCTAGAACTGATTGAGAGTTCAAAAGAGAACTGCTCTGACCTTCAAATCTTAATAGAGCAGAAGCTGGACTTCAGCGATTACGTACCTGAAGGATTCGGGACCGGCGACCTGGTTGTCGTTGGAAATGGAACCCTACATGTGGTGGATTTGAAATACGGACGTGGTGTCATCGTATCAGCAGAAAAGAACCCACAGATGATGCTCTACGCACTTGGAGCCTTATCCCTTTTCGACATGCTTTATGACATCGAGAAAGTGTCCATGGCCATCGTCCAGCCAAGAGTAGATAACTTCTCTACTTGGGAAATCACAGTGGAAGAACTGCTGAAATGGGCTGAAGAAGAATTAAGACCCAAAGCATTACTGGCTAGTACCGGTGGTGGAGAGTTCTGCGCCGGAGATCATTGCAGATTCTGTAGAGCAAAGAATCAGTGCAGGGCTAGGGCTGTGAAAAATCTTGAACTATTAAAGTATGAGTTTCAGGATCCTGCACTTTTAGCTGATGAGGAAATTGCTGAAATCATCGGTCTTGCAGATGAACTTGCTAAATGGGCGGGAGATATCTACACATACGCCACAGCGCTTGCCATCAATGAAGGCAGAGAGTGGGATGGGTTCAAACTGGTCGAAGGAAGAACCAGAAGGAAGTTCACGGATGAAACTGCAGTTGCTGAGACTGCGAAGGAAGCAGGCTATACAGACATCTTCAAACAGAGCTTAATTACCATCACAGAGATGGAGAAGCTCATGGGCAAGAAGAAGTTTAATGACATCCTTGGAAACTTAGTAGAAAAACCAAAGGGGAAACTCACCCTGGTACATGAAACAGACAAGCGTCAAGCTGTGGATCCTATCCATGCAGAGTTTCAGGTGGAAGATTAGATCAAGATTTATGAACGCTTATGAACATTCGAGCGTTATGAAGCATCAATCGATTATTGTAACCAAGCTCAAAAGAGCAAACCAATACAAATTTTAGGAGGATTTTATCATGAGTAAAGAAACGAAAGTAGTCGTACCTGGAAGATTAAGCTATGTGAATGTTTTTGAACCTAAAAGTATCAATGGAAGTGACCCTAAGTACAGCGTTTCAGTCATCATTCCAAAGTCAGACAAGAAGACAGTAAATGCGATTTTGAAGGCAATTGAGGCAGCTAAGCAGGAAGGTGCGCCAAAGTTTGGTGGCAAGGTTCCAACAAATCTTAAAACGCCACTTCGTGATGGCGATATCGACAGGCCAGATGATCCGGCATATGAAGGGTGCTATTTTATCAACGCCAATTCAAAGAACGCACCTCAAGTAGTGGATGGGAAGATTCAAGCCATTCTTGATAGAAGTGAAGTCTACTCAGGCTGTTATGGGAAAGTAAGCCTGAACCTATATGCCTTCAATGTCAATGGAAACCGTGGAATAGCAGCGGGACTTGGGAACGTGCAGAAACTTAAGGACGGAGAGCCACTGGGTGGCATGAGTCGAGCTGAGGATGACTTTGAGATTGAAGCTGACGATGATTTCTTGGCTTAGCAGTAAAGAAGACGGAGAGGAGGTGGTAAGCCCATGAAGATTTTATCCATAGACATTGAGACATTTTCAGATATTGACCTTGGAAAGTGTGGTGTTTACCGCTACACCGATAGTCCAAACTTCGACATCCTACTCTTTGCCTACAGCATTGATGAAGGTCCTGTTCAGCTGATTGATCTGGCCAGTGGTGAAGATATTCCAGAGAAAATAACAGAAGCCATTCTAAGTGAAGACATTATCAAGACTGCCTTTAATGCCAACTTCGAAAGGGTCGCTCTTATGAGATATTTCAGTCGAAAGCTTGATAAGGAAGTGTATCTTAATCCATCTTCATGGCGGTGCAGTGAGGTTCAGGCAGCAATGCTTGGGCTTCCTCTCCACCTTGAGGGAGTAGCAAAGGTGCTAAGACTAGACGCACAAAAGATGTCAGAGGGAAAACCACTGATCAGATACTTCTGTATTCCTTGTAAGCCAACCGCAGCCAATGGTGGGAGAACCAGAAACCTTCCGTCAGATGCACCGGACAAATGGGAGCTATTTAAGCAGTACAACATCAGAGACGTAGAAGTTGAACTGGAAATCAGAAAAAAGATCAAAGACTATCCAATACCAGAATCAGAACAAGCCCTCTATGAACTGGACCAACGAATTAATGATCGAGGCTTTAGGGCGGATATGGATTTCGTGATGCAGGCCATCTCCTGTGATAAGCAGTTTACCGTATCTGCAACAGAAAGAGCCTATGAACTGACTGGTCTCGAAAATCCAAACTCTGTATCACAACTTAAGGATTGGTTATCGGAGCGTGGCGTGGAAGTGGAAAGTCTATCAAAGAAAAACGTAAAAGAGCTGGTCTCAGAAACGGAAGGGGAAGTGGAAGAAGCATTAAAGCTTCGGCTCCTCATGGCCAAGACCAGTGTCAGAAAATATGAAGCCATCGAAAGGGCAGTTTGTTCAGATGGCAGAGTCCATGGACTCTTTCAGTTCTATGGCGCCAATCGAACAGGCCGGTTTGCCGGAAGGCTGGTACAAGTCCAAAATCTCCCACAGAACCACCTTGTAGACCTTAAGCTTGCTAGGGATCTAGTGAAAGAAGGATGCTTTGATGATCTGCAGATGCTCTTTGGAAATACACCTGGGGTACTGTCAGAACTCATTAGAACCGCCTTTATACCAAAAGAAAGTCATCGGTTCATTGTAGCAGACTTTTCAGCCATAGAGGCGAGGGTCCTATCCTGGCTCGCCGGTGAAAAATGGCGGCTTGAAGTATTCCAGTCCCATGGAAAGATCTATGAGGCATCTGCTTCACAGATGTTTCATGTCTCGCTTGAAGATATCACAAAGGGCAGTCCACTGAGGCAAAAGGGTAAAATCTCTGAACTTGCCTGTGGTTATGGCGGAGGCGTTGGAGCACTTAAGTCCATGGGTGCCTTGGAGATGGGTGTGGAAGAACATGAGCTGCAAGGGCTGATTGATAACTGGCGTAGAGCCAATCCCCACATCGTGAACTTCTGGTGGGAAGTGGACAAGATGGCCATCAAGGCAGTGAAGGAGAGAACCCGGACTAGAACGTATGGCATTATCTTCACCTATAAAAGCGGCATGCTTTTTGTCACATTACCTTCAGGTCGTGACCTGGTCTATGTGAAGCCAAAGCTGATGCTGAATAAATTCGGACGAGAGGGTCTGACCTATGAAGGCATTGGAACCACGAAAAAGTGGGAGAGGATCGAAACCTACGGACCAAAGATTGTAGAGAATATTGTTCAAGCCGCATCACGGGATCTTCTGGCTGAGGCCATGCTAAGACTTGATAAAGCAGGGTTTGCCATTGTCGCTCATGTGCACGACGAGGTAATCTGTGAAGTGCCTATGGGCGAGTCCAGCGTAGAAGAAGTGTGCAGCATCATGAGCGAAAGTCCCAAATGGTCGGAAGGGTTACCTCTAGATGCAGACGGTTATGAATGCGACTTTTATCAGAAGGATTAGCAAAGATCTTCACCTGAAGAGAAATGAACAGAAAGCGAGGAAAGATAGATGATTTCAAAAGAGTACGGGAAATACACTTTGATTTGTGATATATGCGGAGCGGGAACAGATGATGAGTTTGATAGCTTCCAAGATGCTATAGATGCCAGAGAAGACATCGGATGGAAGAGTAAGAGAGTCGAAGGGGAATGGGTGGATATTTGCCCGGATTGTATAGAGTAGGAGGTTGCGATGTTTTCTGAAAGATTAAAGACTTCTCGTAAAGAAGTGGGACTAACACAAGTGGAGTTAGCGGAAATTCTTAAAGTTTCAAACGGAACCGTCGGCATGTGGGAAACCGGAAAAAGAGAGCCGAAGTTTGATGCAATGGCACACTTATCAAGAGTACTAAATAAGTCTGTTGATTACCTTCTCGGTCTTTCAGAGAATAAGTCTCCTCAACCAGCAGACGAGATTCATTCTATTAAGGGTAGCAGTCTTCAAGTACACGCAGAGGTAATTTATAGTTTCGATGATTATGACCTTGTTTTAATCAAAAAACAATAGCAATAGAAGGAGGACGCCATGAAATTTATTATTTCAACAGGCAACAGCCGTAAAGATAAAGTTTGGAAAGAACAGACGGTGTCCTGGGAGGAGTTTGCAAAACGACTCTCCCAAACCACCGTCACAAGTGAAACCCAAGAAGAATACAAAAAAATGAAGAAGTACCAACAGGACAATGTGAAAGATGTGGGCGGATTTGTAGCCGGTCAGCTGAAAGACGGAAGAAGAACCAAATCCAGTGTCATTAACCGTTCCATGCTAAGCCTTGATATGGACCATGCAGATGATGCAGTGGCTATAGCTGAGAACATGGAGATGCTCTATGGATACGCAGCAGTGATCTACTCCACCCATAAACATACACCGGAGAAGCCTAGACTTAGGCTGATCATTCCATTATCAAGAACAGTGACAGCAGATGAGTATCAAGCGGTCAGTAGACGAATCGCCAAAGAAATTGGTATCGAGCTATTTGATGATACCACCTACGAACCCAATCGGCTCATGTACTGGCCAAGCACATCCAGTGATGGAGAATACTTCTTTGAAGAAATCAAAGGGAGCTTCCTAAACCCTGATAGCATCCTAAAACTATACGACAACTGGCAGGACTCATCAACGTGGCCGGTGTCATCAAGGCAAACAAAGCTGTTAGACAGGCTGATGAAAAAGCAGGAGGATCCCATCAGAAAGGAAGGGCTGATTGGTGCTTTCTGCAGGAGCTACACCATTGAAGAAGCCATCGAGGTATTTCTCTCAGATGTGTACCAGCCAAGTGTCATGCCTGAGCGTTATGACTATATCCCGGCAGATTCCACAGCAGGCGTTGTGATTTACAGCGGAAAATATGCATACTCCCATCATGCGACAGACCCTGCATGTGGCCATTTGTATAATGCCTTTGACCTTGTAAGGATTCACCGCTTCGGTGAACTAGATGAAGGAGCGGACGAAAAGAAGCAGCTCCCGTCAGTGAAGGCTATGCTTGAGTTTTGCACGACAGATGAAAAGGTAAGAAAGCAGCTTGCAAAAGAGCGTGAAGAGGAAATGAAAGAGGAGTTTGAAAGGGAAGAAGATGACTTTGATGCCGAAGAAGATGAAAAAGAAGAGATTGATGAAGACGAGGATCTCTCCTGGCAGCTACAACTTGAACTGAATAAAAACGGAACGGTAAAAGATACACCGACCAACATCCTGACAATCATCAGAAACGATCCAAGACTTAAAGGTGTGGCTTATAACCAGATGACACATCTGCTAGATGTCAACGGGAAGCTTCCCTGGAAGCAGGTCAAACCAGGATGGAATGACTCGGACCTTGCCAACCTCAAGATGTACTTTGATAAGCATTACGGCATCTGGTCACCGGCAAAGATTAAGGATGCCTTGTTAACAGCGGCATCGGAGCGAGTGTTTCACCCTATCAAAGATTATCTGGAAGGACTGCCGGTTTGGGACGGAACCGAGAGGCTTGATAGTCTACTTATCGACTATCTTGGCGCAGAGGATAACCCGTACACAAGGGCTATCATGAGAAAAACCTTAGTGGCAGCAGTTGCTCGTATCTATGAACCAGGCATCAAGTTTGATTATATTCTGGTTCTCAATGGACCACAGGGCATCGGAAAATCCACCTTCTTTGCAAAACTTGGTGGGAAGTGGTTCTCAGACAGTTTAACCGTATCTGACATGCGCGATAAAGCAGGAGCAGAAAAACTTCAAGGCTATTGGATCCTTGAGCTAGGCGAGCTTGCTGGCCTTCGAAAGATCGATGTAGAGACGGTGAAGTCTTTCATTACCAGAACGGATGATAAGTTCAGACAAAGCTATGGCATCAATGTTGAAAGTCATCCGAGACAGAGTGTTATCGTCGGAAGTACCAACAGCACCAGTGGCTTCTTGAGAGACGTCACCGGAAACAGAAGATTCTGGCCGGTAAGGGTCAATCACGGAAAGAAAAAGGTCTGGGAGATGACGGACATCGATCAGATATGGGCAGAAGCCCTTGAAAAGTATAAAGCCGGTGAACCGCTTATCCTTATTGGTGACGAAGAGAAGATGGCCTATGAAGAACAGCGTGATGCCATGGAAGCAGATGACCGTGAAGGTTTGGTGGAGCAGTATCTTGAAAAGCCACTTCCTGATAAGTGGCACAAGATGGACATCTATGAAAGACGCAGCTATCTAGCCGGTGAGAGCGAGTTTGGTGAAACCATTCCAGAAGGAGCCAATCGAAGAGATAAGGTGTGCTGCATTGAAATTTGGTGCGAGTGCTTCGGTAAGGAGAGAAACACCATTCGTAGAACAGACTCTTATGAAATAGAAGCGATTCTTATGAGGATTGGTGGCTGGAAGCGATATGACGGAAACAAGCGAGGAAATATCAAGTTCCCGATTTATGATTCTCAAAGAGCCTTTGTCCGAGATGAAGGAGAAGAAACTGAATCTGAAAATGAGTAAACTACAGCAGGTAAAGCCTAAAAGTAGGTCAATCAAAAGAAGGAGTCAATCAAAAGGTGGTCGATGGACAGTTATTTGGTGGTAGATGGTATCACCAAGTGGTCTAAGCCGAAAGTGTGAAAGTGGTAAGTGGTAGTCTAAAAAGCTTTATACCACCGACATCTACCACCGACGAAAACCCTTGAAAATCAAGGTGTTCAGTACGGTAGTGGTAGAAGTGGTAGATAACTATATTGAAGTTTTAAGATTATAAGAATAATAAGTAATTCGACCACCTACGCGCGTAAGAGTTTTAAAGCACTATCTACCACCTTTTTAGACCACCAGCTTTTAAAGATGATGTGTAAACATAAATTATGAAATTTGAAGAGATGTTGTGAGATTTGAAGCTTGAAGTGAGCTTTGGATTGGCGCTTCAAACATATAGGGAAAGCAACAGAAATTGAGGTGAAAGACATGACTGAAAAAGAACTTGAGCTGATGCTCGTAAAAGAAGTGAAAAGAAGAGGTGGAAGAGCTTTTAAGTTTATCTCCCCTGGAATAAATGGAGTGCCTGACAGGTTAGTGCTTTTGCCTGGTGGCAGAGCAGGATTTGTTGAAGTAAAGGCGCTAGGAAAGAAGATGAGACCCAATCAGATAAAGCGAAAAGGTGAGCTGGAAGGGCTAGGGTTTTTGGTTTATTGCCTAGACCATCCAGATGACATAGGAGGTGTGGTGGATGGGATTGCCAGAAGTCGTACTACCTAAATCAAGACTACCGTATCACCCTCACGAATATCAGACCCACTGCACTGAGTTCATTTTGGAGAAAACATCTGCTGGGCTTTTCCTGGACATGGGACTTGGTAAGAGTGTGATCACATTGACTGCTCTTGTGGATCTACTGCATGATCGGTTTGAAGTATCCAAGGTCCTAGTGATTGCACCACTCCGAGTGGCAAACACCACATGGCTGGATGAGGTTCTGAAGTGGAAACATCTGAAGAACTTGAGGGTATCGAGGGTTCTTGGTAGTGCAAAGGACCGGACCATGGCCCTTTACAAGAAAGCGGATATCTATACCATCAACCGGGAGAATGTTCCGTGGCTCGTGGACTTTTATAAAAACGAATGGCCCTTTGATATGGTGATTATCGATGAGCTTTCAAGCTTTAAATCACCATCAGCTAAAAGGTTCAGGGCGCTTAAGAAGGTCAGACACAAAATCAAGAGAATTGTGGGGCTGACTGGAACGCCAGCTCCCAACGGCCTCTTAGATATTTGGAGTCAAATCTATCTTTTGGATGGTGGCGAGAGGCTTGGAAGAACTTTCAGTGGATACCGCAGTAGATACTTCCACCCACAGAAATATGTGAATGGCGGTATACCTACGGACTATGCCCTGAACGATGATGCAGAGGAAAAAATCTACGACAAGATTTCTGATATCTGTATCAGTATGAAAGCTCAAGAGTATCTCAAAATGCCGGAGATCATCTTCAACAAAGCAGAAGTGGAGCTTTCAGAAAAGGAAATGAAGCTCTACCGAAAACTTGAACGAGATCTTCTTCTTCCTCTTGAGGACAGTGATGTGGATGCTGCCAATGCGGCAGTGCTTTCCAATAAGCTCCTACAGATGTCTGGTGGAACAGTCTATGACGAGTATGGAGATGTACACCAGATTCATGACAGGAAGCTTGATGCTTTAGAGGATCTTGTTGAAGCAGCCAATGGAAAACCGGTCCTGATCTACTATGGATTCAGACATGAGCGTGATCGAATCAAAGAGAGATTTGATGCGGGAGACATCAACACCTCAGATGACATTGCCAGATGGAACAGGGGAGAAATGAAGATCGCCCTTTGCCATCCGGCATCAGCAGGGCATGGACTCAATCTTCAAGAGGGTGGCTCCACCATCATTTGGTTTAGTGTCACCTGGAGTCTTGAACTTTACCAACAAGCCAATGCCAGACTGTGGCGGCAAGGTCAGAAGCAAACGGTGGTGATCCATCATCTTCTAGCCAAAGATACCATTGATCATAGAGTGATGATGGCACTTGATAATAAAGACACCGGTCAGAACGCTTTGATTGAAGCGGTCAAGGCTAGAATAGAAAACTTGAGAAACGGAGGATAAAGAAATGAGTGTAAATAAATTTAATGCTGAAGGCTATCATGACCCGACAGTTTATGAAGCGTTAACCAATATTGAAAAAGAAGAAAAGCAAAGAAAGAAAAAGAAGATCGTGTTCATCTGCAGTCCCTTTGCCGGTGACATCGAAGGAAACACCAGAAGGGCAAGAAGGTATGGAAGATTTGCAGTGACTGAGAAAGCAGTACCTATCATTCCACATTTGATGTACCCACAGTTTCTTGAGGAAGATGATCCTGAAGAACGACAGCTTGGGATTGATATGGGACTTGTGCTCTTAAGTAAATGTCACGAGCTTTGGGTCTTTGGAAACAGAATCTCATCAGGGATGAGTGTGGAGATTGCCAGAGCGAAGAGATGGAACATACCAATTAGATATTTTACCAACGAGTGTGAAGAAACGGGAGGTGTCCCTCGATGATAGATGAGAAGAAGTGTTTTGGTTACCGAAACGGGAAGTGCGGCGTCCTGAAGGTTAAAAAGTGTGAAGGTGATGGTTGCTCATTTTTCAAGACGAAAGTTCAAGCGTCTGAAGATCAAAAGAAAGTCTTTAGAAGAATTAACTCATTAGATCCTGCTGCTAAAAAGAACATCATGGATCTTTATTACGGAGGAAAGATGAGTCTGCTAGACGAATTGGAGGTGGACTGATGAATGCAAAGGAATATTTGTCACAGGCTCTGTGGCTTGACCAGATGATATTAAGTAAATTGGAACAGTTGGAAACATTGAAGAGTCTATCTATGAAGGTTACATCGAGTTTTGCTGAGGAAAAGATTTCAGGTGGCAATGTTGAGAAGAGTAAGATGGGAAGCACTATCGTAAAAGTTATTGATCTTGAAGGTGAGATCAACGCTGACTTTGTCCGATTGATTGAACTTAAGAAAGAGATTCAAGATACCATTAACAGAATGGAGGATATCAATTACCAACTACTACTTGAGATGCGCTATCTAAACGGGAAGAACTGGGAGGAAATTGCTCAGGAGTTAAAATACAATAATCGGACGGTCTTTAAAGTTCATGGCAAAGCCCTTAAGCAATTTGAGCGTGTCAGATCAAGAGGGCAGTAAAGGGCATAGAAGGGCAGTACCCTTAAGTGTTATAGTATATGGTGTAAAGGTATAGAAAATCCGAGAACACCATATGCTGTAGCATACGCCTAAGCTATATCGATTCGATTCTTAGGAAACGCAGCATTCTTGGATCCCAAGCTCTGGTTAATGAACTGGAGCTTTTTCTATACCTTTCTTAAGGGAAAAACGGGAGGTGAAGCTGATGCCCTGGAAACCAAAGAGCATCTGTAACTATCCTGGGTGTCAGTCGCTGACCCATGATAGATATTGTGAGCAGCACAAGAAAGAAATGATTAGGGTTCAGAACGACAGGAGTTCAAAGATGTACACCTACCAGTGGCGAAAGGCCAGCAAGGAGTTTCTTAAGAAGCATCCCCTGTGTGTTCACTGCGAGAGAGAAGGAAGACTCACCCCGGCAACTGAGGTGGACCACATCAAACCACACGGTGGTGACCGGAAGCTCTTCTGGAACAAAAACAACTGGCAGCCACTTTGTAAAAGTTGTCACTCCAAGAAGACCGCTGAAGAAGATGGAGGCTTTGGAAACAATCCAAAACCCACGAGAGGGTAGGGGGTCACAATCTCTACAGAAGTGGCCGGGCGACAACGCGCCAGGGTCTTCTGTGAAAAATCGCGAAAATCCAAAGGGGGGTATATCCCGAAATTTATGCGCAATATTCAAAGGGAGATAATTCCCTGAAAACCGCATAAATAGTGGGATGTAGCGACCCATTAATAAACAAGAAACTAAGTCAAAGTGAATTCATTACAACCTTGAAAAACAGGTGTTTTTCTATAATATTTTATGAGTTTTAGCCTATAGACCTCGGTCTAGGGCTTTTTTAATGCCAAGAAACGGAGGGAATTTGATGAAACAGGACATGATTATAAGAAAAGTGCCGGTAACGGATATCAACCCGGCAGAGTATAACCCAAGAAAAGATTTAAAGCCCGGAGATCCTGCTTATGAAAAGCTGAAAAGGTCCATGACGGAGTTCGGGTATGTGGAGCCAATCATCTGGAATGAAGAGACTGGCAATATTGTCGGGGGCCATCAAAGATATAAGGTGCTGGTGGCAGAAGGCCATACTGAAGTTGAATGTGTCATTGTTAAGATGAGTTCTGAGAGGGAAAAAGCGCTCAATGTGGCTCTTAACAAAGTCACAGGCGATTGGGAGTTTGAAGCTCTGGCTGATCTGAAAAAAGATCTGGAAGCACAGGACTTTGATGTGACTCTTACCGGATTTGATGCTGCAGAGATTGAAGACCTCTTTAGCCAGGTTCATGATAAGGATGCAAAAGATGATGATTACGATGTGAATAAAGCATTAGAGGAAGCGGCCTTTGTTAAACCCGGAGATGTATGGCTCCTCGGAAGACACCGTCTGATTTGTGGTGATGCAACGAAACCAGAAGATGTAGAAAAGCTTATGGATGGAAAGAAGGCCAATCTAGTTCTTACGGACCCGCCTTACAATGTGGACTTCGAAAGCGCCAGCGGTCTTAAAATCCAAAACGATAAGCAGGATAACGACACCTTCTACAGTTTTCTGCTTGCAGCTTTTAAGAATATGGCGGAGCATACTGCACCTGGTGGATCCATCTATGTTTTTCATGCGGACACAGAAGGACTCAATTTTAGAAGGGCATTCATTGAGGCAGGCTTCCACTTAAGTGGCGTCTGTATCTGGAAGAAGAATTCTCTGGTTCTTGGCAGAAGCCCATACAACTGGATCCATGAACCGATTCTCTTCGGATGGCTTAGAGGTGGAAAGCACAAATGGTTCACCGGAAGATCTGAGACCACAGTATGGAACTACGATAAGCCAAAGAAGAACGGTGAACATCCAACCATGAAGCCGGTACCGCTTCTTTGCTACCCAATCAAGAACTCATCCCAGGTCAACGGAATTGTCATGGACCTATTTGGTGGCAGCGGTTCTACACTCATTGCCTGTGAGCAGATTGACCGAACCGCATATACACTAGAACTCGATCCTAAGTATGCCACAGTCATTGCAAAAAGATACATTGAGCAGTTAGGAACAGACGATGATGTATATGTACTTCGGGATGGCGAAAAAATCGCATATAAAGATTTTAATAGGGAAGGGAGTGCAGAGCATGAACTTCCTTGATTTTTGTTCGGGTATTGGTGGATTCAGAATGGGGCTGGAACTTGCCGGGCATAAGTGCATTGGATTTTGTGAATATGATAAATACGCTGTTAGAAGCTATAAGGCTATGTTTGATACGGAAGGAGAGTGGTTTGCGGATGACGTCACCAAACTTAAATCAGATGAAATCCCCTATGCAGACATCTGGTGTTTTGGATTCCCATGCCAGGACATCTCAGTTGCCGGAAAGCAAAAGGGACTTAGAGGAGAAAGAAGTGGAATCTATTTCAGCATCATTGACCTTGTCAAAGGCAAAAAAGAAGAAGATAAACCCACATTCCTACTCATTGAGAACGTTAAAAACCTGCTATCAATTAATTCTGGATTCGATTTTGCCACCGTTCTCTCTGAGCTGGATGAAGCAGGGTATGATGCAATGTGGCAAGTGCTTAACTCTAAAAACTTCGGAGTCCCCCAAAACAGGGAGCGGGTGTTTGTTGTCGCAAATCTTAGAAGCAGAGGTAGACGAGAAATATTACCTGTCGAAGGAGAAAACGGAGCAGCTATTAAGCAAATTATAGCGGGTCCTCAAGGGTATCGGGTAATGAGTACTGAAGGGGTATCCTGCACTCTAGCCAGTAATGCCGGTGGAGCCGGAGCAAAAACCGGATTGTATTTTATCGACCAGTCAACAAAGAAGACTAAACTCACGGAAGAGTCTCGCTGCATCACTTCTAGATATACTGCGGGGATAACTAACAGAACAGCTATGAACAGTGGTGTACTGGAAGCACATCCTGTACTTACGCCGGAGAGACTTAATAAAAGACAAAATGGCAGAAGAATGAAGAATTCTGATGAGCCTATGTTCACACTGACTTCTCAAGATCGTCACGGTGTTGCAATCAAAGAAGCTACCAAGAAAGGGTATGCAGAAGCTGAAAAAGGAGATAGTATCAACCTTTCATTTCCTGGAAGCAACACCAGGCGGGGGCGAGTCGGAAAGAAGATCGCTCAAACCTTGGATACCCAATGCATGCAGGGTACCCTTTCCAGTGAACTTCGCATTCGAAGGCTTACACCGAAAGAATGCTTCAGGCTTCAGGGGTTTTCGGATGAGATGTTTGAAAAAGCAAGAGCCGTCAATTCCGATGCACAACTATATAAACAAGCTGGAAATGCAGTAACGGTGAATGTGGCATATGCAGTGGCCCTATCTCTTGGAACGGATAAGGATGTATAAATAAATACAGTATTTTCCTCATAATTAACTTGCTATATATCTCGTTTAGAGTGATATATGTACATGACCAAAGAAACACACCTAAATGAGAAAGGGGAAAATACCATGGCAAACAAGGATTTTTTAAAGAGCAACTTCGGCATCGAGATTGAATTTACAGGAATCACAAGAAGAAAAGCAGCTAAGATTGTAGCAGAGCATTTAGGTGGTAGCCTCGAGGAGCTTCACGATTACTACGGAACCTTCAGAATCACAGCCCCAGATGGACGAAAGTGGAAAGTGATGTATGACGGAAGCATAACCACTCAAAAGAAATCAGGCGGCCAGAAGGTTTCAGCCTCAAAAGAATATAGCGTCGAACTGGTCAGCCCAATCCTAACCTACGAAAAGGACATGGCAAACCTTCAGGAGATTGTGAGAAAACTCAGGAAGGCCGGAGCTTTTTCAGAACAGCAAAACTGCACAGGGATTCACATCCACCTGGACGGCAGGGACCACACACCAAGGTCCATCAGAAACTTCATGAACATCATCTACTCAAGAAACGACCTTTTATACGATGCCCTTCAGATAGAGAGAAGAAGGATGCACTACTGCAAAAAAATGGACCAAAGCCTTGTTGAAAGGATGAACAAGAAAAAGCCAACCACCATGAAGCAGATTGAAGACATCTGGTACCAAGACTACAGTGAGAGAAGAGAAAGACACTACCATGAAAGCCGATACCATTTTCTAAACCTTCACAGCCTTTTTAACGGATGCGGAACGGTTGAACTTAGGGGATTCAACGGAACCCTCCACGCAGGAAAGATTCGAAGCTACGTTGCCTTAAGCCTTGCGATGAACCATCAGACCTTGACTCAAAAGAGTGCCAGCAGCAAGAAGCCACAGATTGAAAACCCAAAGTTCTCCATGAGAACCTGGCTTAACCGAATCGGCTTTATCGGAGACGACTTCAAGAACTGCAGAGAGCACCTTTGCAAGCACCTGGATGGCAGTGCAGCCTGGAGATTTCGTACAGTCGCATAGATAAAAAAGGCGGCGCCTTCAAGCCCATCGAGCGGGAGACCGCTCTTAAGGTGGTAGAAGGGTTCCCATCTTCAAACAAAAGCCCACACGGGCGAAGCTGAGGGGGATAAACCGCTCTTTAAGAAAGGATGAAGTGATGATGAAAGTGGAAAAAAGACTAAACGTGGCCTATGGGTCTAATCTCAATCTCGGTCAAATGGTAATGAGGTGCAAGGCGGCTAAGGTCTATGGAAAAGGGATGCTAAAAGGATATCGTCTACTATTTAAAGGTCAGATGGAAAACGCCTACTGCACCATTGAGAAAAAACGTGGTGGTAAAGTCCCGGTGGTTGTTTGGGAACTTGAGCCTGAAGATGAAAAGGCACTGGACTTTTACGAGGGCTATCCGAGGTTCTATGAAAAAGAAGATGTGAAAGTAACTCTAGAGGATGGAACGGTCATTACAGCCATGGTGTACATCATGACCGATAAGATTCTAGATAGGATCCATCTCAACCTTCCAAGCAGAAGTTATCTAGAAACTGTGAAAGAAGGTTATAAGGCTGCCGGATTTGATGAAACATTTATAGAAGAGGCTCTGGCCATCAGTGAAAAAGCCATTAAGAAGTACCCGCCGAAATTTCTATAAGCCTTAGAAAATATACATCATTTCTCAATATAAGACTTGCATTTATGTAGCTTTAGAGTGATATATGGTAGTACCAAAAGCAAACAAAATGCAAGGAGGTCAAAGAAATGATGATTCAGAAGAAAGACAGGTTTGAAAACAGAAGTGGTAAGGTTTATGAAATCGCTGGGAAATGGGATCGGGATTTTATCCTAGCACCCATTGAAGAAGCTGATAATGAATGCCTGATCTACACACCCGGTGAGATGGAGGAATTTCTGGAAACAGGGTACTTCAAAAGAGTGGGAGGGGGAAAGTGATGAAAGCATTATTCGGTAGAAAAGTTTGTGATCTAGTAGAGCTTAAAGAACTCACCCACCAAGCCATCAAAGAAGGAAAGAAAGGTCAGCCATACACCATCACGAGAGAAGTGATTCTAAAGGATGCGGAGTTCAGAGATTTTGCACAGGACTTTTTCAAAGATCAGCCTTGGATTTCTCATGAAGATGGTGGGATGGACCAAGACGGTAAGATCAGATGCATCAGAGTCGTAAATATCGACACAGGAGAGAAGGTCCTGGTAAATACGGAAGGTTATGATTACCCTCGTTACACTGGTCTTGAACTTTAAAAACTGAAGAAAGCAAAAAGCAGGCTTAGCGGCCTGCTTCTTTGATATAGGCAATACAATTATTGCAGATGAGCTTTCCTTTGAATTCACGTGTACCTTTTGCATTGCCGCAGATTGCACACTGTGGCTCGTACTTGCCGAGGATAATGGTATCTTCACTGGTGAAAATCTCAAGTGGTGATTTCTGATCGATGCCGAGTGTGTCTCTTAGTTCTTTTGGGATGACGATTCTTCCAAGCTGATCAACTTTCCGAACAATGCCTGTTGATTTCATTTGCACCTCCTAGGTTGTTACTACTATGGTATATGAAAGAAATTACCAATTCAATGGTAGAGCTTCCAATTCCAAAAATAAAAATATATCACTTGCTATATCCTGTGTTTAGAGTGATATATGTAAGTACCAAAACGAAGGAGGTATGAATATGGACCGGAAAGAAATGATCAAACAACTGGGCGAGCACTTTGGCGTGAAACCTAAGTACCTTAGTGTTCCAAGCTTTGCTTATGAAATCAGAACAGAAAATGAAGTTTACACCATTGACAGACATGGTGGTATTACGAGAGGCGATGGAGAGCCCATCACAATGGAAGAAATCCTGAATCAACAATTGGAGCCAGAGCCACTGACTGATCAAGAGGAAAGTGATGAAGTGCAGATGAATCAAACTGAAACTGATGAGGCAGCTCAAAATGCTGAATCGACTAATCTGCTAGAAGAACTTAGTGGGGTTGAAGTTAAACTGAACTTTGAAGAGCATACAGCTGATAGCCTGAAGAATATCATCAACATGCTCTACAGCAAGCAGCGACTTATTATGATGGCTTTTGAAACAGAGGAAGCCTTCATGGATGATGGGTTTGCTGAAGACCTGAACAAGCCAGAGATTAAGGATTTAGAGGGACTTAAAGAAGCCCTTGAAGAACTGGGGACAAACAGGTGTCCAGGATTTCAGATTGATTTTAATGAGAAGACGTTCACCTTCAAACTTCACAGCTCAAACTTGAATCCAGAAAGGATCAAGGCGCTTCAGGATTTATGTGTTCTCATAGCGAACTACGGAAGAACCTTAAACCGCGCATCCTACAAACAGGCCCAAGATGATAATCCAAAGTATGCCCTTAGAACCTGGCTGATTCGTATCGGGATGAATGGACCGGAGTATAAGGAAACCAGAAAGACACTCCTAAAGCACCTGGAAGGAAGCGGGGCTTTTAGAAAGGTGGATGAAAATGATGAAACCTAAATGCAGACTCATCGGAGAGGATGGAAACATCTTTAATCTCATGGGGATTGTATCACGAACCCTAAAGGAAGCTGGGGAGCCTGAAAAGGCAGATGAGATGGTAAAGCGAATAACAACTGAAGCCAAGAGCTACGATGAGGCACTTGCTATGCTCATGGACTATGTAAATGTGGAGTAGGAGGTGTAAGTAGATGGATCGATTTTTTAGTCAGAAGTATTGTGACCGCTGCGGTGGTAGCTTAGAAGGTGGGCGAATCATGTCCATGTTCAATGAGCAGTGCATCTGCATGAGTTGCAAAGAGAAGGAAACAAAAGACCCTGAATACAAAAGGGCCGTGGAAGCAGATCATGAAGAGATTCGAAAAGGGAACTTTAATTATAAAGGAATCCGTGGGAAGTAATCCTTGACTAATTTAGCCTTCAGAGTGATATATGTATATACCAAAACGAAGGAGGCGAAAGGAATGGAGATTTTCTACACGGTAACGATGCAAACGAAAGCGGGTAAGAAGCTATACCTCAGCATGTGGGATGGCCACCCAAAATGGACCTTTGATTTTGACGAAGCCTGCTACTGGGACACCGAAGAGATGGCTGAGAAGTTTTCAAAAGAATGGCTCAAGAGCTTCACAGGATGGGTAGTTGAAGAAATTAAAGTCGACATAAACAAAGTAAATTAATAACATTTGGAGCCTGAAAATGGCTCTTTTTCTTTGCAGTAAATGAAGGAGGTGAAAGTTATGGCAGGTAGAGGAAGACCACCAAAACCTACAGCGGTCAAAGAGCTGGAAGGTAATCCAGGCAAACGACCACTGAATAAGAACGAACCGAAACCAAAACAGATAGCACCCAAGTGCCCGTCATGGCTGGAACCGGATGCCAAGAAAGAATGGAGAAGGCTATCAAAAGAGCTGGAAGCCATGGGACTACTTACGGAGGTGGATATGGCTGCCTTTGCCGGGTACTGTCAAGCCTACGCTAGATGGAAAGAAGCAGAGGAATTCATCTCAAAGCATGGATCCATTTTAAAGACCGCTTCAGGGTATATTCAGCAGATTCCTCAAGTGTCCATTGCCCAGCAAAACCTTAAACAGATGAGAAACTTCTGCTCAGAGCTTGGGCTAAGCCCATCGGCCAGAAGTAGACTCAACATCAATAACAGTGGGAACACCATCGAGGGTGATGCCATGGAAGAGCTGCTTTCAAATGTACCAAAGGCGGAGGACATTCTGAAAAAGAGTAAGGACGAATAATTTGAAAGGAGGAGACGCCTATGCCATTTAGTGAAGCTCATGCGAATCATGCCATAAATTTTATCGAACAACTGAAGCTGACCAAGGGCAGATGGGCCGGTCAGCCTTTTAAGTTACTTCCCTGGGAGAAGGATCTGGTGAGGCGTCTCTTTGGAACCTTGAGAGAAGACGATACCCGCCAGTACCGAACCGCTTATGTGGAGATTGGCAAGAAAAACGGTAAGTCGGAGCTGGGCGCAGCCATTGCCCTTTACATGCTTTTAGCTGATGGGGAACCTAATGCTGAAGTGTATGTAGCCGCTTGTGATAGACAACAGGCCAGTATTATTTTCAACACCAGTATGAACTTCGTGGAAGGGAATCCTACCCTATCAAAAGTGACCAATCTGGTAAGGTCCACCAAGCGAATCGTCTATCCAAAGACGGGAAGCTTCTATCAGGTACTAAGTTCCGATGTTAAATCAAAGTCCGGGATCAATGCTTCCTGCGTTATCCTTGATGAGATTTGGACCTATCCGAATCCGGACCTTGCCAAGATGCTGACCACCGGTTCAGGGGATGCCAGAACCCAGCCTCTTTTTTTATACCTCACCACTGCAGGAAATCGACTCTCTGGCTATGGCTGGGAGATGCATCAAAAGGCAAAAGATATATTGGAAGGTAAGAGAGTAGACCCAACATTCCTGGCCATCATCTATGGGCTTGAGGACGATGCGGATATTGAAGATGAAAACAACTGGTATAAGGCCAATCCAAGTCTTGGCCATACCATTTCTATAGAGAGGGTTAGAGAGCACTACAATCAAGTCAAAGACGATCCGGCGGATCTCGCATTGTTTAAACAACTGAGGCTGAACATGTGGTTAAAGCAGGAAATCAAATGGATGCCCATGGATAAGTGGGACCTTTGTAATTTTACTGTAGACCCGGAAGAGCTGAAAGGGCGAGTCTGCTACGGAGGTCTTGACCTCTCCTCAACCAGTGACATCACCGCTTTTGTTTTAGTGTTTCCACCCCTTGAAGAGGGAGATAAGTTTCAGGTGCTCCCATACTTCTGGCTTCCGGAGGAGACCCTTCATCAGCGTGTGAAAAGAGACAGCGTTCCCTATGACATCTGGCACAGGCAGGGACTTCTAAATCTAACAGAAGGAAACGTGGTCCATTATGGATTCATCGAAAAGTTCATCGAGCTACTCGGTGAGAAATACAACATCAGAGAAATTGTCTATGATCGTTGGGGTGCTACGCAGATGAGCCAGAACCTAGAGGGTATGGGATTTACCGTTGTGCCTTTTGGCCAGGGTTTTAAGGATATGTCTCCACCGACAAAGGATCTGATGAGGCTCACTTTAAGCAAACAGATAGCCCATGGTGGGCATCCGGTCTTAAGATGGATGGCAGATAACATTGTGGTAAGAACGGACCCTGCTGGAAACATCAAGGTGGATAAGGAAAAGTCCTCAGAAAAGATCGATGGTATCGTGGCCATGATCATGGGCCTTGCCAGAGCTACAGTGAATCCGACGGATGATGATGGATCCATTTACGATGAACGCGACATGATCATTTTAGGATAGAAGGGGGTGAACATAGATTATGGCGAACTTTTTTAAATGGCTCTTTAAGGCTAGGGCAGAACCCACGGACAGTGTTAGTAGTGCACCGAACTTTTATATGGGTCAAAGCATATCGGGGAAAATTGTCAACGAGCGAAGCTCCATGCAAACCACAGCAGTCTTTGCCTGTGTGCGAATCATTGCTGAGACGGTAGCATCTTTACCTCTTCACACTTACAGGTATCAAGGTGACGGAAAAGAAAAGCTGTACACCCATCCGTTGTATAGGATTTTGCACGATGAACCAAACCCGGAGATGACGTCCTTTACCTTAAGGGAAACCATGATGACGCACCTGCTTCTATGGGGAAATGCCTACTGCCAGATCATTCGAAATGGTAAAGGGGAAGTGGTGCATCTTTATCCCCTGCTTCCCGACAAGATGACGGTGGATAGAGATAAAAATGGCAATCTCTACTACGCTTATAGGAAGGAAACCACCACCCATTATCTAGGCCCTGAGGATGTTCTTCATGTACCGGGTCTAGGTTTTGATGGCGTCATGGGATACTCACCGGTGGCCCTAGCGAAAAATGCCATCGGACTGAATATTGCCGCTGAAGAATATGGCGGTAGGTTCTTTGCCAATAACGCGACACCAAGCGGTATTCTTTCAACTTCAGGAACCATCAAGGATCCTTCAAAAGTGAGAGATGCCTGGCAGGCGGCCTATGGAGGAAGTGGAAACAGCAACAAGGTGGCGGTCCTTGAAGATGGTCTTCAGTACCAAGCCATCAGTATGCCCAACTCCGATGCGCAGTTTCTTGAAACGAGAAAGTTTCAGATCGAAGAGATCTGTAGAATCTTTCAAGTGCCTCCCCATATGGTGGCGGACCTTAGCAAGAGTTCATTCAGTAACATCGAGAACCAATCCATCAGCTTTGTGGTTCATACCATCAGGCCATGGCTGGTTCGAATAGAGCAGGCGATGAATAAGAAGCTCTTTCTTGAAAAGGAGAAAGGTCAGTGTTTCGTGTCTTTCAATGCATCGGCACTGATGCGAGGAGATTATAAATCTAGGATGGATGGATACGCCATCGGTATTCAAAATGGTTTCTTCTCCGTTAATGATGTGAGGAGGATGGAGAACATGGACCCGATTTCTGAAGAAGATGGTGGAGACCTGTATCTTGTGAATGGCAACATGCTACCCCTTAAGATGGCCGGGGCTTATGCAAAGAAAGCCATGGATGAGACTGGTGGTGATGGGTCTTGATGATAAGTGTATAACTTGGCCCATTTCTGTGGACAACTAGAAAACAAATTGGAAGTATCAACAGCATTTCTCAGAATCGAGAAGTGCTTTTTCATGCCCGAAAGGAGGTCGATTAGATGGATAAATTTTGGCGATGGGTGGTGAACGAAGCCGAGGAGCCTACAGTGAGAACCCTGCATCTTGAAGGGTACATTGCAGAGTCTTCTTGGTTTGATGATGATATCACCCCTAAACAGTTTAAGACGGAGCTTTATGGCAGTGGCCCGGAGACGGATGACATTGTTGTAAAGATACACTCGCCAGGTGGAGATACCTTCGCTGCAGCACAGATTTACAACATGCTGAAGGAATATCCCGGCAAGGTCAGTGTCCATATTGATGGGCTTGCAGCCAGTGCCGCTTCTGTCATTGCCATGGCGGGAGATGAGGTGTGTGTTTCTCCGCTGTCAGTAATCATGATCCATAACCCAGCCATGCTTATTGCTGGTGAGGTGGCGGATCTGCAGGTGGGGATTAATCTCCTCAGTGAAGTAAAAGAGAGCATTATCAATGCTTATCAGACGAAGATGGGGCTTTCCAGAGCGAAAATCTCACACATGATGGACGCTGAAACCTGGATGAGTGCCCACAAGGCCATCGAGATGAAGTTTGCCGACAAGATTCTTTATGAACCAGAGACGGTAGATGAAGGTTCCGGTGGCTTTATCTTTGACCAGATGACAGTGACGAACGCTCTAAGAAACAAACTCCCTGGCATTCAGGCGAGGATGAAATACCTAAAAGCACATGATGATGACGCTAGAACTAAGGAGCCGGAAAAGAGTGTAGAACCCGCGCCACAAGGTGAAGACGATTTGAAGGCTCCTGACCATTCAGTAAACCAGATCCCTATTGCCCAGCTGGAAAGACGGCTGGAGCTGATTAAAAATTGGAGGTAATGAATATGAGTAAAATTCAAGAACTAAGAGAGAAACGCGCCAAGGTTTGGGAGCAGGCTAAGTCATTCCTTGATGAACATCGTCAGGAGAATGGTCTGATCAAATCCGAGGACAATGCCGTCTATGAAAAGATGGAAGATGAAGTGGTCAGCCTTGGAAAAGAAATCGAGCGCCTTGAGCGTCAAGAGATGATGGACAGAGAGCTTTCAGCTGCTCTTAGCAAACCGCTTGCATCAAGACCTGATAAGATGACCGAAGAAAAAACCGGCAGAGCATCTGATGCCTATAAAAGCGCCTTTTGGGGTGCCATGAGAAACAAGATGAACCCTGCGGTACACAACGCGCTTCAGATTGGGACCGATTCAGAAGGTGGTTTCCTTGTTCCGGATGAGTATGAGAACCAGCTGATTCAGGCACTTGAAGAGGCGAATGTTCTAAGAAATCTGTGCAACGTGATTACGACCAGCTACGGGGATAGAAAGATTCCTGTTGTAGCAAGTCATGGATCCGCTGCATGGATGGATGAAGAAGCGGCCTTCACTGAAAGTGATGATGCCTTCACTCAGGTGACCCTGTCAGCCTACAAACTTGGTACCATGCTGAAGGTTTCTGATGAACTTCTTAATGACAGTTACTTCGACCTTGAAGCCTACATTGCAGCTGAGTTTGCAAGACGAATCGGTGCCGCAGAGGAGGAAAGCTTCCTCACTGGAAATGGAAGCAGCAAACCTACAGGACTTCTTCATACAACTGGTGGAGCGAGCCTTGGTGTGACTGCTGCAAGTGCAACAGCCATCACCATTGATGAGGTGCTGGACCTTTACCACAGCTTGAAGTCGGCTTATAGAAAGAACGCGACCTTCCTTGTGAACGATGCGACCATCAAAGCAATCAGAAAGCTCAAAGATGGTCAGGGCCAGTACTTGTGGCAGCCATCTGTTCAGGCAGGAACACCGGATACGATTTTGAATCGTCCAGTGGTGACTTCTCAGTACATGCCGGTAGCTGCAGCGGGTGAGAAGACTATTCTCTTTGGAGACTTTAAGTACTACTGGATTGCTGATCGTCAGGGTAGAACCTTCAAACGTCTGAACGAACTCTATGCAGCAAATGGTCAGGTCGGTTTCCTTGCATCTCAGAGACTGGATGCGAAACTAATCCTTCCTGAAGCCATCAAGGTTCTTCAGCAAAAGGCCTAAGTAATTTAACGGGAAGGTGGTCCTAGTTACTGCCTTCCTTTCACTTTGATAAGGAGGGAAAACCATGGGATATAACACGAAAAACTATACCGAACAGGGTGGCGAGAAGACTGTCATCGGTGGAGAGCTTGCCGTTACGGCAGAAGGGAAAGTAACCTTTAATGGTACTCAGCTGAAACCTGCAGCTCTTCAAGCAGACAGTACAGCTGTGGATGTGGCGGACCTGGTGGCTGATTTCAACGCCTTACTTTTAAAGCTTAAAACCGCTGGCCTCATGGAAAGCGAGTGATGGTAGATGACGCTTCTTGAGAAGGTAAAACAAAATCTCATTGTAACCCATAATGAGGATGATGCCTTAATAGAAGGGTTCATTACTGCTGCCATCAGCTATGCCGAAGGTTATCAGCATCTAGGGGCGGACTTCTACACAGAAAACACCATGTCACCGACCACCGAGCAAGGAGTCATAATGCTGGCTTCTCATTTTTATGAGAGTCGTGATGGCTCCACCGGTGGTTTTTTTAATGACAATGTCAGTGCTTCAGAGCAAGTGTGGAAGACGGTACATCTACTTCTACGCATGGGAAAGGAGTGGCAAGTCTGATGAAACGGCTATGGGTGAAGAAAAGAAGGAAACGCCAGAAAAGATGCTACCGAAAAGGCAGACGAAAGGATCGTAGTCATGGTTATGAGGAGAAGGCAGTAAAGGCAGGTGAAGGGTATGAGCTTTGGGAAGATGAACACCCGAATCGACATCATCGATACGATTCCCATGAAAGACGATGAAGGATTCTCTTCAAAGGGAGAAGAGATTATCGCCAGTGTTCGTGCGTATAAGGATGAAAGACACGGTTCAAGAAAGTGGGCCAATATGGCTGCCTACACCAAAGCCAACGCCACCTTTCAGTTTAGACGGATTCCTGATTTGGTGATTGAACCTGGCATGCTGATTCGCTGTGATACCGGGGAGTACAAAGTCTTGAGCGTCGAGGTTATTATGGGATTTTATTTAGAAGTAGCAGCAGAAAAGATTGAAGCCACGAAGGACTAGACCAGCTATAAAATGT